AGGTAGTTTTCTCAATAAATCCTACGAAATGTATCATTTTTTCTTATTTCGAATGAACATTCTACTATAAATATGCTTTATTCCCCTTTTTCATTTATGTGGAAAAAGTAGTAAATCTTTTTTTCCTTCAGTAGGTATAAAGTATGAAGTAGTGAACGAAGGGGTTTCCAGTTAGAGGAATCTAAAGAAATAGCCGAGATTAAACACTATTTTGTTTGTAGAGGTAAGTAATGGAGAATCATTTTTGAAATAAAATCTCATTGCCAAAAAACAAAAAAACGCCAAGCCAATGAACACCGCCAAAATAATGGCGGTATCTTTAAAACTAATTAGCTCGACGTTGCTGAATTGTAATATACAGACCTAGTAATCGGTCAGTTGTCATTACACCATTTTTTAAATCTTTTATATGCGAATCTTGAATAATACCTTCTTTGGTTGCTTGCGCTATATAATTTTCTGTTTCTGAGCGCATTGTTGGTGATGCCGGATTCCATACTTGTGTCACTTTGTTGACCTCCTTCTTGTCTTCTACAATTAGTTGCACTGTCATTTTGCTACTGCTAGGAACAATTACTTGTCCTTCTAACTTATAACCTGTAGGCATCCTCCAAGTCGATTTAACTTCAAAATGCGGTCGGTCAATGCTACCGATCCAATCCCCGCCCCATGTAATACCCAGCTTACGAGCGATAGTCCCTACTTTATTCAGTGTAGTTACATCATAAAGCGTTTTGGGAGGACCAACGGCAATATCCCAAGCTAAACGACTGCTATGGTTGCTTTTAAGCGTCCAAGTAACGACCTGCCCCGGTCGAGTACGTCCTTGGGCATATAAATAATTTTGTCTTTCTTGGGAGCGATATGTTTCGGTAATAAAAACGTTACGAATGCCCACCTTGTAGCATTCTTGAAATAAGAGTCGACATGCTAATTGTGCAGCCGGTAATAATTGTGCCAAATCTCTGCATGTTGTTGTTATATTCGTACTCATTTATTGTCCCCCTCACCTGTTTTATCTTTGACAATCGCTAAAATATTTTTAATGAAAATTGGTATAGGAAACCCCATCTTTGTACCATTTTCTGTTATAGAAATAAACTCTATAACACAAAAAGCAATCGCCGCTCCATCCCCTGCATATTCAATCCCTGGTATCACTAAAGCTAATAAATAAACCGATCCAACTAACATCAAATAATAAATTTTTCGAATAATACCATTCACACCAATTCGGCTATTCAAATTATGATTAGCTATACCAGACAAAATACCAGTGAGATAATCAATCGCCATAAATCCTATTAAAACCGTTACTGCCATGCCTAAACCATTCACCAAATATGAAATAAGTGCTCCAATAAAACCACTCCAAGTCGCTATCCATTTTTCCACTCCACCACTTCTTCCTTTTTGTAGTCCATAAGAAAAGCCCTCCACATATGTGGAAGGCATCTACTAAAAATTGAATAAAAAATAACGCCCGTCTTAAGACTGCGTTTCTGTTTGTGTGGCTGTCGCTGGTAATACACTCACGATAATGTGTTTATTAATGATGGCCCCACCAATATTTACGAAAGAAATTTTTTGATCGTTTAATGTTGCTGTAAATGCCGTAGCATCAAACTCAGCATTTTTTAAATTAATTGCTTGTCCATTGTTTAGTTGTACTTGATAATCCATAGTTATCATTCTCCTTTTATTTAAGTTAGTTTAACCGAACCTATCGTAGAACCATTAACTTGTACATACAAATTACCACCTGATGTTGAGATACCAATTCCAGAAGAGTTTGCCCGTACTAAACCTGAAAGACCTGTAGCTTGTGGGACATTTAATTGACCATAAATAGTGTTATAACCGTTAAGTTCGTTATAGTTACCATTTAACCTTACATAAGGAGCAGATAAGTCCATATACGTACCATTAGCATAAATTGTATTATTACCATGAAATACGATACCCCTGTTAGTAGTGCCCTGCAAATACAATGTACTTCCTATGCTAGCATCTTGTTGAATGTTAATGTTAGCTCCATAAATATCAACACCGTTAATAGTTCCTGCTGTGATTGTGCCTAACCTACCAGTAATATCTGATAAAAATGTTACAGCCCCTACAAGATTAATTTTTGAGGCTTGTATACTAATAGTTGTTGCTGTTTGATTAATTTTAGAAACAACAGTATTCCCTGTAAAATCGGACACACTAACTTTAGATTCAATCTGATATGCTTGTTGTGTGATACTACTTTCAGCGTTACTCATTCGTGAACCCAAACCACTGATTTGTGTCTGTTGACTTGTGACAGTTGATTGTATTTGCGAGGCTGTTTGTGTAACAGCAGATACATCATTTCGGACCGTTTGAATATTGTTATTAATTGTAGTTACTTGAGCAGTTACTTCACTTCGTATCTCAGTAGCTGTTTGAGTGATACGACTACTTAAATTGTTATTTAAATCTGTCACGCTTTGAGTAATACTATCAGCACGAATATGAATAGCAGCAATCGATGCGCCAATTTCTTCTACTTCTAAATCAATTCGATCATTCGTTTGTTCAAATTTAGAACGATAGCGTTTATCGTTAGCATTAATAGTTGCATGTTGATTTAACAGGGCATCTACAATACTTTTCGCTTGTGTATTCCCAACCTCTACCTCTGAATTACTGTAGTCTCTTTTTGTCTTTTTACTTAGAATTCGAGTTTGGTATTCTAACTCAAGGTCCTCATGTATAAGCCAAACCATGTCCCCCACGTTACCGTCCACAGTCGTGACCTTAACTTTAATGTTCGTTTCAGGTGCTGGAGGCAGCTCACTAGCTAAACGTGTTGTCATTTCTTCAGCAGATTCTATCTTCTCGTCATGAATAGGATCTGCAACGCGTATTCCAATTCTAGGTGAATCGGCTAATGGCAAAGTATAAGTTATATCAATTCCCTCTGCACCATACCCACGAATTTGTGTTTTTAAATTTGCAGTATTTACGCTATATGATAAGGTTTCGATGTTATAACGATAGCGGAATTGAATGTCATTATCCGCACCAATTTTCTTAGTAAAGCGAAGAACTTTACCAGGTAGTATTTGACGTTCACAATTAAACGCTGCACATAATTGTTCAATTAAAACAATTGGATTTGCTTCGCCGAAATTCTGTAGTAATTGATACCCGTCTATATCTTCATTGATAAAAGTCCAGCCAGTCCCAGCAAGAACAAATGACATAAAATCATCGAAAGTCCGTGTGCCGCCGTAAATATCATATTTAAACTCATCAGCTAAAGAAAAATATAAATGAACAGCCGTAACCTTTTTAGAAATTGTGTCACCACCGAAATCTTTAACTACATATTCATGGCCATCTTCATCTTCAATAATTGTTTCAAAATCTAACAATGGATGTCCTGGATTTTTTTCGTGTAAAAAAGAGTTAAATGAGATACGTAATGCCCCATTCAACTCTTCAAATTTTTCATAGTTTGTTTCTAAGAGAGGCTCTGTTTTAGAGCCATTCGTGACAATGAGCAAGAAATATCACCTTCTTTTTAATAAAAATACGCTACTCCCATCGAGTAACGCTTACTGAATAATATGCAACGTTTATATTACACTTCATTAGAAGTTAAACTATAATCTTCCACGCTTGTTTGTAATCCCGATTCGTAATGCCATGAAGGACATATACTGCATTTGTCTGTTGAGGCAGCTTTATCACTACCATCTTACAATGTCCACTTTTAATGCCTCTAC